CCTGTTCAAAAGGCTTTAGACAATCCTTACTTTTATTTCACCGACTTTAGTCTAGTACCATTACCATGAGCGTTAAATTAGTAGGTCCTTTTCTTTATACAAGTAGCATCGACGATGTATATAGAAATTACTGGAATTTCTCCAAAATCTTGACCATTGACGGGCAACAGCCTCTTGATGGTGATGCAGACACACAGTACTACGCGAGTAGGACGATGTATACGTCGTATGATTCTGGTTCTGACGCCATGTCGGCGATTGGTTTTAGTTTCTACACTGAGGATGGCACTGCTTTCCAACCCGATGTGGACCGTGGGTATTTGAGATTCCTCAACAGAAACCTCATCAATGTCCTTACGTCTAGACCTGACGATATTGTTATTCCCCTTGAGTACACTCCGGGTATTCAGAGCACAAACATTTCAACATATTCAGATTACGTCGGATGAAAACTATTTCAATTCCATACCGTAGATTTCTCGCTAACGTAGTAGACAACATAATCGACGGCAACCGAGAAATTACTTCATTTGACACGGCTACCTTTGTCTTGGTCGCCTCTGGTGCAAATTTCCCTACTACCGGCAACGTTGGCGACATCGTATTTGACGCTGAAGACTCTCGTCAATTTGCGACTATTGTTAGCGTAGATAGCACCACTCAGGTTACCCTTGACGGCTCTATTGGATTGGCGTCATACTATTCTGTCGCTCCTGCCGCTACCGCCTTCCTCGTTGTTACACAGGATGCTGCCACTGCTAGTTACTGGATGGCCACCTACAGTGTAGGTGACAGAGTAAATTGTATAGGTGCGGCTGAGTCTACCTATTTCAACTTTGGGTTAGCTACAATCTTGTCTCTCGATTATGACGGAACTGTAGGTTCAGAAACCGCTACGATGACGTTGGATTTACCAATAGATACGGCTGTAACTAATGATATTAAAGCATATGTGAAAGGGGAATTACAAACTATTCCAGTTAATGAGTTGCTGTTCGTAAAATTCGCACTCTCTGAAGACGATACCTACGCCGAGTTTTCTTTTAATGGAGATGTGTATGGGTATATGTATCCGGCGATTTATGAACCTGATTTGCCGTCTTTGATTCAATTGGAGAAGAATGTTCTGGATGCCATTCAAGAGGTTCTTCGTAGCCCTTGGCCTACAGCCAACGCTATGATTAAAGACTCTTACGGAATGTACTTTGACTATTAATAGAGTTACTCATTCGAAATTTAAAAGAGCCACCTTCGGGTGGCTTTTTTTTTGGACCTTAGGATATGAAGCGTTGGCTCCTACTACTCTACTTCCCTTTATCCTCTTACGCCCAGTGCGACCTTGAGCTCCTTGACTTCAACTCCGTGAATGGGTTGGTTACGGTGGCGTTCCACAATACCAATGGTTGCGGCGGCACGGGCGGTCCCGATGGGGTGTCCGAAATTCAATTCGGATTCCAAGCTGTAGACGAGGACTGTAATGCCATGAATATCGGGTGGGACTTCCCGTTTGAATTCTCTATCTCGGGCACAAACAACCATCCCGGATGGATATTCTCTTCCACTACTACTGAGCTGGGAGGTAATTGGACGAACCTGTATGACGACTCCATAGACCCCCCGTACTATACGGGGGATACGGTCTCGTTCCCTGTATTCAATTCATATCAGAATGATTGTGTGGACGGTGAGTTCTCCGGCTTTGCTAGTTGTGAGCTTTCTAACGTCATCGACTACTGGGCTAGTGAGGGGTACAGCATTCAGGTTGTGATATGGCAGATTAGCTATGGCCCGACTATGTATTCCGATGAAGGCGGTTGGGCGGAGGTGGGTGGTCTTGGTGGCGGCGTCACACCTGATTGCTGTGGCTTTTATGAAGACGAGGAGTTTCTAGACAATTGGATTGTGGTGGGCCCATGCGGTGAGCCGCTACCTGAGGTTGTCGTGGACACGGTGTATATCGAGCTGCCAGCGGATACCGTTGTGATAGTAGAGTACGACACGCTATACATTGAGTTGCCGCCCGATACGATTCTTTTGGTGGAGTACGACACCACGTTTGTGGAGCTCCCTCCCGATACGATTCTTTTAGTAGAGTACGATACCACCTATATCGAGTTGCCACCTATTTCCGTGGTGTTTTGGGACACGGTCTATGTTACGCTATTAGACACCATAATCGTAGAGGTAGACTGTGAGACGGGGCAGGAATGCCTAGAAGTTATCGAGTGCCCCATATACGCCCCTAACGCCTTTACGCCAGACAACGACGGTGTCAACGACACTTGGTTTATTGAGGCTCCCAACGACTGCTGGGACAACGTGTACATCAGGGTGTATTCTAGGTGGGGAGATTTGGTATGGGTTTCGAAAGACTTCAGCGAGAGATGGGACGGTGGTTTCGACAAGGCTTATGTTCGTGACGACGTGTATGTCTATCACTTTGTGGCTAGAAATATCTATAGCAATCAGTGGGTTGAGCGTACTGGTCACGTGCTAGTATTGAGATGATTATCTTTAGAGAATGATTGATTCAGTCCGTCAAACCGTATTGTCGATTCTAAACAAGAACAACTACGGTTACGTGTCCCCATCCGACTTCAATCTCTTTGCCAAGCAGGCTCAGCTAGAGATTTTTGAGAACTATTTTAACGAGCTCAATAAGGCCATCAACGCAGAGAACGCCCGCATGTCTGGCACGGACTACGCGAATATGACCAAGGGGCTCAATGAGGATATCGATGTCTTCTCCGTTTCTAAGCCTTTGGACTTTGAATCTGGCAACCGGTTCTTTACTCCGAGCATCGCTACCACTAGTGACGACTACTACTTGCTCAACAAGGTCTTGGTCTTAAACGCTGAGGCGGAGCCGGTTACGCATAGCCGCATTACCATGCTGGCCAACTCAAACCTCACGGCTCCGTCGGCTCAGTACCCTGCCTATACCATCGACAATCCCGCTGCCGGTCAGGTCATTACGCTATACCCTACCGGCACTACTTACGCTCAAGGCGATGTGGTGTGCCAATATGTGCGGTATCCTTTGGACCCGAAATGGACGTATATCACACTGGCTAACGGAGAGCCTGTATTCAATCAGTCGTCTACTGACTACCAAGACTTTGAGGTTCCTATCGATGATGAGACCCGGTTGGTATATAAGATATTGCAGATGGCTGGCATGAGCATTCGAGAGGGCGACATATTCCAGTACGCTAACGCTGAAGAAATCCAGAACGAACAGTAATGGCATATATCACAGACTACCAGTACTACGAGAACGGTCATTTTGAGAATCCTTCTCAAGGACCTGAAGACGCAAACTGGGGCAGCTACCAATACGTTTCGTTGCAGGACATCGTCAACAACTTCCTGTTGATGTACAACGGCAACCACTCCCTTGTTAATAACGAGGAGCGGTACAAGATTCTGTTCCATGCCAAGCGTGCTATCCAAGAGTTGAACTACGATTCCTTGAAAGAGATTAAGGTTCTTGAGCTCAGCGTTTGTGACAGCTTGCGCTTTGTTCTGCCTCCCGACTATGTCAATTGGGTTCGCATCTCTCTGTATCAGAACGGTGTCTTGCGTCCGCTAACGGAGAACATCCAGACGAATTGGAGTTCGGCTTATCTGCAAGACAACAACTGTCGAATCTTGTTTGACGAGACGGGGGCTACGCTACGCCCTCAGGATTCTACCATCGACTTCGACCGTATTACTGGAACCAAGCCTAGTATCTACCTCAACGGAAACAATCAGTTCGACGGTCAGCTCGGGTATTGCTGCGATGGTTCTTGGTATTTCGATTACAACATCGGTGCCCGCTATGGCCTGAACACGGAGACGGCCAATGCCAATCCTACTTTCAGCATCAACAAGAAGGGTGGCGTCATCAACTTCAGCAGTCATATGGCTGACGAGTTGTGTATCCTTGAGTATGTCAGCGATGGTATGGAGGGCGGCAACAACGCTGAGATTAGCGTGAACAAGCTCTTCGAGGAGTATGTGTACGCATACATCCAGTACGCTATCCTTGACGCTAAGTTGGGTGTACAAGAGTACATCGTGGGTCGGGCGAGGAAGAAGAAGAACGCGCTCCTGCGCAACGCAAAGCTTCGCGTCAGCAACATCCATCCCGGTCGTTTGCTGATGAACATGCGTGGTCGAGACAAGTGGATTAAGTAATGGCGAATCTGGTAAGGAACTTCATCAAGGGGCGTATGAACAAGAGCGTCGACGAGCGCCTTGTCCCCAACGGAGAGTATATCGATGCCCGTAATATTCGGATGGGTTCCACCGAGGACTCTGAGATTGGAGCGGTAGAGAACACCAAGGGCAATACACGCCTTACCAATTTGGTATACCCACCTACGGGAACTGCACTCAGCCCCACCGCCACTTGCCTTGGGGCATATAGCGATGGTGCCAACGAGACCATGTACTGGTTCGTTCACGACCCTGCGTTTACTGAAGGTGGTACGGGAAAGCTCGACCTCATCGTTTCGTACAATATGCGTAGCGACCTACTGACGTACCATGTGGTCAGTATCGAGGACGCTTCCGACCCTACGAATAGCAATACCACGCTGAACTTCGACCCGCAGTATCTGATTACGGGTATCGACTTGGTTGACGGGCTGCTGTTCTTTACTGACGACTTCAACCCTCCGCGCCGAATCAATGTAGGCACGGCTTATCCTGAGCCCTCGGCTTTTCAGGATAGTGGTGTTTTAGGCAACGACATCCTCGTTATCAAGCGCCCGCCTTTAGAAGCCCCTGTGGTAGCACCTGTTGCGGTGGTCTCTAGGGAAGACTATATGGAGGACAGGCTGTTGTGCTTTGGTTACCGGTGGGAGTATGCCAACAACGAGTACTCAGCAACGTCTATGTTCAGTGCTCCTGTATTTGAGAGCGAACCGTTTGCCTTTACCACTGAGTCGTACCTCAACGAGGGCATGGTCAACTCCGTGCAGGTGTGCGACGTTACGGTGCGTACTGGGGACTCTTTGGTAAAGGGTATCGACATCTTGTTCAAGGAGATGGATGACAATATCA